ATAAATTCTCTTCCATCGGGTAATTTAATAATTTCCATATCACGATTAGTAGGTCTAATTTCTCTATCATTATAATTAGATACTCTTCCTCGAGCATGTTCTTTTGAACTTTCTCTGTTTGAATCAATGTTTTTGTCTGTCATAAATTTTCTCAATTATTAATTATTAAAATAGTCATTAATAGCGTTTTGTTGCATATCTTTAATTTGCGTAGCAGTAAAATTGTGCTTCTTTGCAAAATATTGACATGTTTGACGCACATCTAGAGGCAAATCATTATAAGTATATTGTTTTTTACCTACATTAATACCTCTTTGACCGCTTTCTACACTTGGAGCTTTAGTTCTATTTAATTTATCACTAAAACGCTTCTCCACTTCTTCAGTGACCATTTCTAACCTTTCTTGAAGAGGTATTCTTTCGGATAATTCGCCAAAATATGTAGCAGCCATCACTTGCATCACTTTGTCTTGATGAAACCAAGTATTGTCGGCAGTCCAATTATCAAATATTTTTTTATCTTCAGGTTGTATTTGTGATTTTGGCTCTTCTTGAATGTTTTCATCAATTTTATTTTCGGCAAAAGAAATTTTATTTTTTTCTAATTCATTTCTTTGTTTTTGAATTGCTTTAACTTTAGCAACATCACCCTCTAAAATTGCATTTTCTTCTGCCTCATCTAAAGATTGAAACCGTTTTTGATTGTTTTCTTCATATGCAAATTTTTGGACATTTAAAATGACGTCCATTTGCTTGCGAAGTTCTGACATTTCTCTTTCAAGAGCGGTTTTTTCAGAAGCCAGTTTTCGATTTCTTTCATTTAATACGGGAGTTTCTTTTTCCTGAACTTCTAAAAATTCTTGTGCTGTTTTATGAGGTTTTAGCGTTCCATCTTTATATCTTCCTTTGAAAAATTTGCCAGTTCTCCAACCACGATCCCAAGCCTCTTTTTCTGTATCACTTAAATTTTCATAAAAAGCTCTTTCTTCGCTTTTTGTTGATTTTTCAAATAGATTATTGTCTTTTTCAATTTCCTCTTCTTCCATTTCTTTTAGAATTGGATTAGAAGATAAGTTTTTATTTTCCTCAACTTTTGGTTCAAGTTCTTGTGAGTTTAAACCAATATCAATATCTATTTCTTCAGAACGATCAATTACGTGCATATTTCCTCATTAATTTGAATTGCTAAAATGTTACGGTCAAGAATAATTCTATATTCTTTACCATCTTTAGTTTGATCTTTGCTTAATCTATAACCCTCATAAGATGGAATTAAAATTTTATCACCAACTTTTGGCTTTTTTTTCCATTCCTTATCAGTTCCTTGATCAAAAGCTTTTTCACCAATATCAATAATAGTTGCCAAAGTTTTAGCTCCCTGCATATCATCTCTTGATGAATCAGGTATAATTATTCCACCAGAAGTTTTTTCTTCAACTACATCAGGCAAAATTAAAATTCTATATTCAGGAACATTATAACCAGAAGTATTAATCATTCGAACCTCCAGAAAATAACTTTAGTAAATTCTCTAGCTCTTTTTCTGTTCTAGCGTCAAGGTAATTAGAAACTTGCTCTAATGCTTCACAGCCTCCAAGACTACTTAAAATGATGTCTTTATTAAATTGGTGGTCTCTGCCAATGTAATTGTGTGACACGTCATTTAGCAATTTAAACCGAGAATTTGCTAAAATTGTCTTAAACATTAAAGCAGTTGGATTACTTAACCACTCTTTTAACTCTTGCATTTGTATTTGACTCATAATTTACTCATTATTCTGATTAATATTGTTATCAATAGCTTCAGGTTTAATTCCCTTAACTTGTTGATTTTCTAGCTCTGCTAGCTTTACTGCCGCTTTAAATCTTCTATCTTCTTTGCGGTCTTGCATTTCGTTTTGTCTTGATTCTGCATCAATCATATTATCCAAAACGTCTAATTTTTCTTTAGTTTCTGCCATCTCGGTATCTTTAACTAATTTGCCTGCTTGAGCATAATTAACCAATACCTCTGAATCAGTTTTTGTTGATTCTTTTTGTAATCTTATTTGTTCTAGCTCTAATTCAGCAGATTTAATTTGAGCATTTGTTTGTATTTGCATACGTTTAGTTTCTTCTTGTGCCATTGTTAATTCAACGGCAGGGTCAGGTTGTGGTTGTGGTTGAATAATAAATTTATCAAAATTTTCAACGCCAGCTATTTCAAAAACTGTTTTATGCAACAACATTTGATCAACATAAGGTGAGTTAATAAAGCTCATTAAAAATTGTGCTTTTGCAAATTTTTGCATTGAAATCACATTTTCAGGATCTACGACTGGGACAATATCATAACCTTTTAAATCAAAATCTTCCTTAACATTTGGCGATTCATTTAACTTAATATCTAAAATTTCAGAATATTTTTTTTGAGATAAATAAGTTGAATTTATTTCGTAAAATATCTTAACTTCTTGTTTTAGTGAGTTATAGATTCTTTTAAAAACGCTCTTGAATTGTTTTTGTCCTTGCTCTGCCATTCCCATATAAGTGGTAGCGGCAATATTTCCAGCATTTTCACCCGTCAATACATCTCTTAAAGAAGCTAATTCTTTACCTGCATTTACTAAAAATTGCATTAAAACAAATAAAGTTTGCGATGGTTCAGCATGTGGTAAAGGAACAATAGCATCACGAATGTTTCCACCAAAAGAATCAACCATTTTCCATTCTGATAATCTAAAAGGCTTCATGCCACCAGAAATATTTAATGTTTTAGCAATAAACCCGCCACCTGTATTCTGTAAAGTTCCAGCATCATTAAGTTGATTAATATTTGAATTAATCGCAGAATTTATGTTATATAACAAGTGTCCCAATCCAATCGAGTAAAAAGACCCATCGGGTGACGGAATAAAATTATATGCGGTAAAGAATTTTATAGGTTTAATTTTAATTATTTCTTGTTTTTTATTATAACTAACATCTTTTTCATTAAATCTTTTTACTAATTTTATCAATTTGTTAGTAGCTTTATGAACTACTGCAATATATGGCTCTGGGTATCCATCATTGTCTAAATCAAAATAATTGTGTTGTTCTAAAAAAATAACCAAACCCGCTGATGCTTCATCACTTGTTTGTTTTTCGTCGTTAGCATCTAAAGAATTATCAAAAGATGCGTTATCTTGTGCTTTTGCATCAAAATCAAAATCAATGTAATCGCCACTACGAATTGACGAAACAACATCTTGTGGGTATTTTTCAATAACATGCGTAACTGGTGCATCAAAAGATGTGGCAAAATCATTAATAATTAATTTGTCGGGATAAATTAAATCTGATTTTATGCATTGGTCATTATTATCATAATAATTCTTTTTAAACATTATGCCAAGCGTTGCTAAAGCCATAAACAATGCGTCCATGTCTTTTTCAAAACCTTCAATTTCTTCATTCAGTTGATAGTTCATTACTGTTGCGACTCTTTGACCGCGTTTAAGCTTGGCACCTACATTTTGAATTGCTGGCAAACCTGTTTCATCAAGTGTTGCAATTGATCCATCTTCGTTTCTCATCTCATTACCTTCTAGGTCTTTCATCACTTCGCCATCATCATTTCCAATAACTTTAGCTTTTACGATATTGCCGTCTTTAAAAATTTCGGTATAACATTTTGCAGAAAAATCAACGCACGCTGTGGAGATTAAAGGAAACATTATATTAGATGAACCTTCGAACGGAAATGAGCGCTTATCGCCAATTGCTAAAGTGCATTTGACTAAATCTTGTAATACTTTTTGTTTTTCGCTACGAGATTGTAAGTCAGTGTTATATCTAGTCATGACTTCACTAGATATAAGCGTTTTAGTTTCTTCGGATAATATACTTGCTAGATTGTCAGTTGACAAAATAGTTTGAAAATTAAGTTTTGAATTGTAAGAATTTTTTTGAATTAGCAATTTTTAAATTTGTTTAATGTTTATAATTATCTAATAATTAAATATAATTAACTATATCAAAATATTTGTCAAGCACTTTTTAATAACCCGTGATTGAATTTCTATTTGATGCGTTCATGAACTCTTCTAAAATATATTCGTCTTGATAATCATAATTGTCTTGTTTAAAAGTTTCAAGCCGATGACATGAAGCCGCAAAAGTTTGGAAAGCATCCGCACCATTTGAGTTAATATCGTGAAGGGGTTGATCCATAAAGCAACCAAGTTTGTCATTATATTTTTTTCGATATTCTCTTAGTCTTCCAATGCCAATCTCGCATTTCTTAGCGTCAAACCAACAACGGCTTAATAACGCTCTTGCTTCGTTGATTGAATCCATTTTATTTTGCGCCCTTGTTATTTTCTCAAATCTAAAACCAAATTGTTGGGCAATCTCTAAGCCATCCTTGCCGTCGTAATAACTACGCTTTGAAATATCATGCGGGGCAAAGTGATAACCATAATTATAGTCTTTATCTTTAAGAATTTTAAAATAATGCGGTAATGGCTCTTCGCTCATCTCGTAGTAATCAACTAAAGTAAAATCAAAACCTTTTTTTTGAAAAAACCAGATGCAAGTTGTATCGTTTATGCCCAAATCCCAAGCTGTATGCACAGGCAAATGCTTATCAACGCTTACCCTTCCTATCCTTCCATCTTGTTCCGCTTTGATTAATTCTTTTGACCAGTAAGCACCAACAATAGCTTTTTGGAATGCTTCTTTGCTATTGCTTGGAAACTCTTGCTTCATTAAATCGCCCTGAGTCTCTTCCTTCTTACAATACCAAATTTGTTGTTGTTTTGTTAGCTTTATACCTTCGTTCTCAAGCTCTAAGAAATAATCGCTTTGCTTGTCGCTTAATCTATAGTCAGCGTCCATCTTATACTTCTTGTCTTTCCACCAGCCAAAAAAGTGGAACTTCCAATCAAGTGCCGTCAATTCATCTTTCATCCTCATCTTTCTTTCTGCCACATCACATAAAGTAAAGAAATGCCCGCTTGCCCCTTGTGCCGTCGATTCAATCACTATTTGTTGCCCCTGATGCACTGTGTTAAGCGAACCCGACATAATCTCTTCGGCTTTCTCTGGTGATTTCCTGCATATCTTGCCGAACTCCGTAATGTGTAAGCGTTGAACTGTTCCTGACCGTGCCGAGGTGGTGACGGAATAGCTTGAACCATTACTAAACCGCATAATCTCCGTTGAGTCCGTGAGTAGCTTGCGATGCTCTTTAATTTCAGCGGGCAATCTGTCGTAAGCATACCTTACTTTATCTCTAAGTAGTTTCTTAGCATCTTCTAAATCGTCCCCAATTAACACCGCCGTAATGTTTGAATTAAATAAACAGTCATCTAAATAACTAATACAAAAGAATGTTGTGATTCCCATTTGGCGAGCTTTAAGAATAATATTAAGCGGGTGCGTTTCGTTGATTAGCTCGCTTTGTGCTTCATTGCAAATAAATTTAAACTCTTTACCGTTCTCATCTTTACAAAAATATAAATTAGACATTCGCCAGGCCTTGTTGCTCAAAAGTTCAGCAAGTTTTCTTTTTTTTTCGTCAAAAGAATTGTTCACAATTATTTATTATTATCAATTTCACTCAATACTTCACCGAGCCAAGAGCTAGTTGAGCTAGTGTCTTTTACTTCGGCTTGGATTTTAGTGTAATCGCCGAATCGTTTTGGCTTTAATTTTGAAGCAATCCATTTTCTGGAGTCTACTCTAAGACGACTTCTTGCGATTACTTCTTGATTAATTATTAATTTTCCATCTTCATCAATAAAAGTATCATCTTTATTATTATCAGCAATATCCAATATTTCATCAACGAAAGTTTCTGCTTGTTCCTCGCGTGCGCGTGCGTATTGCTTGCTTAGTTCTTCATTATTATTCAACCACTTCCATACGCTCGTAAGATTCGGCATCTTATCATCTTTGCATATTTTTCTCAACGACTCACCATTTGCGATTTTTTCGCATATTTCATCAAATAATTCTTGTGAAAATTTTACGCTGTTTTTTCTCATTTTATTTGTATTTTGTTATTTTTACAATTTTTATCAAATTAATTTTCTAAAATCATTTTGTCAATGATTTTCTTTTAAAAGATTATGTAAATTTAATTTATAGCTAATGCTAACAAATGCTAATTTTGCTAAAATTTAAAGAAAAAAAAGTAAGCAAAAAAAAAGAAACATATACACAATTAAGAAATAGCTTTTTATTTTATAAAAGAGTTTAAAGCTTGTCTTAAACTCTTTTTTTCCTTATTTTATTTTTGTTTTTGTTTTTTTG